TGGTATCAGAGCTCCTAAAATGGAGTTCTAAATTTCTTTTCTAGCAATGGCTTGACGGGAATGAGGAGATTTCCCTAATTTTCTTTAAGAAAATCCAGACGACCAAAGTCTTGAAAAGATTAAGTTTATTGCAAAAGACGTACGTCGAAGTAAGACCCGGGAGGGGCAGCAGACAAGAAGGTGAGCAATAAGATTTAGTTGTATCAAGTACTAAGGGAGTAAGGGGGGGATTTCTTCTCTAACCTCGAGAAGCCAAAGCTAGAATTCTTACAATTATCAACAGTCTATATTTTCATGTCCGAGAGATTTGAAGAATCAATCATCCAATTCTACGAACGAGAAAGAATAGCCAACACACAGCTCTTAAACCTTTCTGAAGAACCCAAAGTCACAAACCGTGATCTAGCCAACAACCTTGATTTCAATCTTAAACACTTAATACTCTTATCTAGAGTATCTCTGAAAAATTATCATCAAATTATTCAAAACCAAGAAGCAATTACTAAGAAACTTGACAACCTTGAATTACAGGTTCAGGAACTCTCTAAGCGCAGTTCTTTGACGAAGAAGACGGTCCAGAACATCGTCACAGAGGTTTCGAAACAACCCAAGGAGATCGAGGAGCAAGCTTTGAATCTGATCTCAAAGCTCGAGGAGAAACTGGTACGAGTTGAGCATCTGGTGGAAAAGCTCAACAACTGGGTTGGTTGATGTCAGGGAATTCATATCAGGAAGCTTTCAGAAACGCAGCCGCTTACAAACCCACTGGTTTTCTGAAATCTGAGGAAGCAGGATCTGGGAGAGAACAATTACTGAGTTGTATTTCCCAACATAATCTTATTATACAACTCTTGGTTGATCTACACGACAAGGTAGATAATCTCTCAGCGGAGTTAAAGGTCTTAAGGAAAGAAAAGACCAAGGCGCAGAATCCGGAGGAGATCGAAGGGTTGATTAGTCAACTTAAAGGGTTGTCTATCGGTCCTAAGGAGAAAGTACCGGAGAAGAAAGGGAATCTCTACGCATTCAAGGATCCATACGTGATCCTTGAAGAGGTCAAGAGCAAGAAATGAACACCAGAACGGAGACTATGATGGAGACACCTGTCTCAGGAAGAAGGAATGAAGAAGCATCTGGCCCTTCATTCGATGATCAGATCAGATCATACAGAAACAATCAAAGACGGCGATACAATGTCCAGAGGAGTTTTCGGAGAATGAGAGGAAGGTTGACGGGACAACCTTACGAAAGAACGTTGGAGCAGGAGATAGATCCTCAAGCTACTTTGAGGATGTCTATGAGGGAAAGGGCTAGGTTAGTACCAGCTGAGGTACTATATCACAGTCGTGAAGACTCGGCACATCACAGAGTCTACAATCACAGATCTGAGGAGGCCCTAAGTTGCAGAGAGGGAGAGCAGATTGATAGGAATTTCATACAACCACAAAGTATGGAAAGCCTAAGGAGAAGTGGGTATAACTTTATCCACGTCGGGATCTTGCAAGTTCGCATACAAATCTTGCACAGACAAAGAGAAGGAACTATGGCTCTCGTGGTCTTCCGAGACACTAGATGGGAGGGAGATCGTTCTATATTCGCTACAATGGAAGTAGATCTCACCCGAGGCAGTCAGCTGGTTTATGCTATCCCAGACACGATGATGACCATCAATGACTTTTGTCAGCATGTACAAATCTCAATCCTCACCAGAGGATATGACCAATGGCAAGCAGGAGAAGCTAACCTACTGGTAACACGAGGAATGGTTGGACGTTTGTCTAATACATCTAACGTGGGTTTTGCTTACAGTATACAGGGAGTCACAGACTACCTTGCCAGTCATGGAGTACGTGCAATACAAGGTCGGGAATATAGCACTGCGGAAGTCCAAGGGAGAAATTGGACAATCAGACCAGCAAGGCCAATTGCAACAGCGATGCAGCCTAGTTCAGTACAGACGAGGAATCTCTTGGGAGGAGCTATCTCAATGAGATTTGGAAACTATGGTGTGGCCAGAGAAGCAGAACCTCCTAGATACAATTCTAATGACGAAGAAGATGAGGATGAAGCATCAATAACATCAGAACAACAGACAGTATTCTTGCTTATCCAGCAGGAAGCGCCACAGACACAATACATTCCAGGAGTTGGTCGCAGGCCAATTCATGAAAAATGGGGACCCCTTGGAGAAGACATCGGGAGGTTCCAATACTGGGTCAGATATGACCGTGATGAGGAGGAACAGCAACCTCAAGTACCAATCGTAGCCACTGGTTGGGGTGATGATTTCGATGATAATAACCCAGATCAACCAGACAATGATGATGATACAGATGATGATGATCAACCATGGTGGGATCAATGTGAAATGCATCAAACAGAAGCGGAGCAGCAAGAGATTGTTGCTGCAGGAGCAGAGGACGAAGAGTGGAGTGATTATCCATCTCTTCAAAACTTGAAACAAAAGGTGGGAAAGACCGCAACAAAGGAGATTGTTGCCGCCGAAAGCAGCTCAGTAACAGGAGCTTACAGACCACCAGACGATGTAGCCATGACCCCAGTTGGTTACCCTCCAGCAGGAGAAAGGAGTCAGTCGGTACCTATTTTCGAAGGCTATAACAGGCGTGGAAAATTTGTACGCGACACAGGAAATGAAAACTGGCAACTTCCATCAGCGCAAGTGCAGCAGGGAGCAATCTTGGTCATTCCTCAAAATCTAGGGATGTTCCATGATGTGTATTCCAGATGGGAGTCAATAACTAAGAATGCCACTTCACAAATTAGCTTTATCTCTGGAGAAGAGAAGATAGATTTCATAGAAAATCTATTGGGCGAAAAGGAAAAACTAACTTTCGTGGCCTGGAGAATGATGTACCAGGATGAATATCAGCAGCTGATTACATCCGCAGAAGGTAATCAAGGGATTCAGAACATCCTGTCCCAGATTCGCAGAATCTTTACATTGGAAGATCCAGCTACGGGATCAACCAAGCAGCAGGAGGATGCCTACAGAGATATTGAGAAACTAAACTGCAATGATATGAAAAATATTGTTCCATTTCTCAATGATTATTTCAGGCTTGCAGCAAAGACAGGACGGATGTACGTGAATGCAGAACTATCCGAAAAGCTATGGATGAAGCTTCCAGGCGAAGTAGGAAAGAGGATCAAAACGGCGTTTGACGCGAAATATCCGGGAGTAACCATTGGAGTGCCTCCTAGAATCCTGTTTACTTATCAGTACTTGCAGGATCAGTGCAAAGAAGCAGCGTTTGCAAGGAGCCTAAAATCTCTGGATTTCTGTAGAGATTTTCCAATACCGGGTTACTACAATGATAGGAGAGCGTCGTCCTCAAAGGGCAGAAGTTCAGTGAGAAGGAGTACGACTTACAAAGGAAAGCCGCATCAATCACATGCCAGGATTGATCGCACCAAATATCTGAGAAACAGAAAATGCAAATGCTTCCTTTGCGGAGAAGAAGGTCATTACTCACGTGAATGTCCTAATGACAAAAAGAGTACCAAACGAGTAGCAATGTGGGAGACAATTGAGCTACCTGACGGTTATGAGGTAGTCTCAGTAGATGAAGGAGACCAGCAATCTGATGGAATCTATAGCATTTCTGATGGAGACGATGAACGCCAAGATCACATCGATGAGGAATTGCTATGTGTCATAACTCATCAGAAGAAGGAGTATTGGCTGGGTAAATCTGAAGGATACTTGCCGATGGTTGCAGTCTCAAAGGAACAATACAAATGCAATCACGCATGGAATGACAATCAGGAGATCCCAATTCCATATCTAAAGTGTCATTTTTGCAAGCAAGTACCGGATAGGAGAAGTAGATCACATTGTTCGCAATGTTTTCTAACAACATGTCTTATGTGTTCTCAACATTACACAGGAAGGCAGATCAAACCAGCGCCACCATTGGAGCCAAGGAAACTTCCTATACAACCTTCACTCATTCAACAGCAAGCTGATTACATATCTCAACTGGTAGCAGAAAATAAACAGCTTAAGCAGCAGATTGAGTACTGGAAGGAAAAGGCTCAGGGAAAAGCTAAGGTGCAGGAGGTTCCTACGCCTTTAATAATCAGAGAACCACAGGACGCAGCAAAAGTTGGTGGGGAAAGCTCTTCAGAACCAAGCTCTTCAGAACCGTTTCCAAAACCTTCAACACAGGAAGAAGGTGAAATCCATATTGTAGCAGCTGGAGCAAAGACAAACAATCTCTACAATATGAGGATAATACTGGAGGTCCCTGGAGAGAAACCGATAGAAGTGAAAGCTATTCTGGATACTGGAGCGACAACGTGCTGTATTGACCTAGAGACAATTCCGGAAGGACTCTTAGAAGATAACACCTTCGTGGTCCATTTCAGTGGAATCAACTCTACATCGACATCCAGAAAGAAGCTGAAGAATGGTAGGATGAGGATTGGCGAAAACTCATTCAGAATACCATACACATATGCCTTCCCAATGAAGATAGCAGATGGAATACAGATGATCGTTGGCTGTAATTTCATCAGGAATATGCAAGGGGGACTGAGGATAGAAGGTAACACAATTACATTCTATAAATTCTTAACTTCTGTCCAGACAAGTACCATTGCAGCTGTCATTGAGGAAGAGGAGGTAGAGGAGACAGACTACCTAAGGTTGACAGAGATTCTGGCAGTTGAAACCATCCAGCAGGATAATCATTTCAGCAGCAGATTCAAAGGAGTCATAGAGGAGCTGAAACAGCAAGGTTTCATCGGGGAGAATCCTCTGCAACACTGGAGCAAAAACAGAGTCACATGTTATCTGGACATCAAAAATCCGGATCTCACTGTGGAGGACAAGCCACTAGACAATGTGACGCCTACTCAAAAGGAGCAGTACAAGAGACATGTGGATGCACTCCTGAAGCTAGGGGTGATCAGGGAAAGCACAAGCAGGCACCGCACAAATGCTTTCATCGTGAACTCAGGAACAACAATTGATCCAGTCACGGGAGAGGAAAAGAAAGGCAAGGAAAGGATGGTCTTCAACTACAAAAGACTCAATGACCTTACGCACAAAGACCAGTACAGCCTTCCAGGCATTCAGTCAATACTTGCTCGGATTGGCCAAGCCAAAATATATAGCAAGTTTGATCTTAAAAGCGGATTCCACCAGATAGCAATGCATCCGGAGTCAATTCCATGGACAGCTTTCTGGGTACCTCAAGGACTATATGAATGGCTGGTGATGCCATTTGGAATCAAGAATGCCCCTGCCATTTTTCAAAGAAAGATGGATCACTGTTTCGCAGGAATGGAAGAATTCATAGCTGTCTACATTGACGATATTATTATCTTCAGTGAAACAGAAAAACAGCATGAGGAACACCTGTATAAGTTCATTGATAGGTGCAAAGAGCATGGGCTAGTTCTTAGCCCAACAAAGATGAAAATTGGGCAAAGGAGGATCGAGTTCCTTGGAGCAGTGATAGATCAAGGAAGGATAAGGCTCCAACCCAACATCATCAAAAAGATAGCAGATTTCAGCCTACAACAACTGAGGAGCAAAGCTGGACTCAGGAGCTGGCTGGGCCTGTTAAACTACGCGAGACCATACATGGCAGAGATGGGTAAGATGTTAGGCCCATTGTACGCAAAGGTAAGCCCAACAGGGGAGAGAAGGCTCAACATGCAAGATGAGCAGTTGATCCAGCAGATCAAGGCCCAAATTCAAAATTTGCCTGACTTGGAAATTCCTCCAGAAGATGCTTACATCATCATCGAAAGTGATGGGTGCATGGAAGGATGGGGAGGAATCTGTAAGTGGAAGCCAATGAAGAAAGATCCAAAGAAAGAAGAACGGATATGTGCCTATGCTAGCGGAAAGTTCAATCCTATCAAATCAACGATAGACGCTGAGATACACGCGGTAATGAATAGTTTAAAGAAATTTAAACTTTATTATCTCAGTAAACCAGCAGTCACTATCAGGACGGATTGTCAAGCAATAATCTCCTTCTTCAACAAGTCATCCCAAAACAAGCCTTCGCGAGTAAGGTGGATCAACTTTACAGACTATATAACAGGATGCGGAGTGGACATTGAATTCGAACACATCTCAGGAAAGGATAATATTCTAGCCGATAATCTTTCACGAATTATTAATTTAATAATTTTTGAGGATAATCCAGGCATTAAGGAATTCTGTTCAGACTGGGAGAAGGCATGGCAGGAAGTTCAAAGCAAACCATCGGAGAAAAGTTTAGAAGCCCTGGAGGAAATCAGTTCAACCTGGCTAAAGAATACAAGGATCTCTGTGATGATGAACGACGGATCACAGCAGAAGGCATTCCATTACCACTGTTACAAGCTTACCAGCATGAAAGGGCGCTCTGTGAAGAAAAGGCTGAAAACTTGCTTCTTGAAGCTATGGAGGAGCTTATCAGGATCAAAGAAGCAAAGAGGGCGTACGTGGCTTCACATGCAACCAAGGACAATTACTGGGGAGATTGCTTGCCAACTGTCAAAGATGCTGAAGATAGGACAAAAGACGTCTGCAACGCACTACGTCAAGTAGTGGAGAACAGCAAGGACAGATATTGACATAACGCGCAGCATAGTGGAGAGTGGTGGACCCAAAATCCAAATTATTAAAGTGTGATATTCCCTTTTGTTTGTCGTGTTGCAATAATGCTATGTGTGTTTTACAGCTGTTGTATGCTTTACAGCTGTAGGTGTGTACTATAGCTTAATAATTAAGCGTGAATCATTGATCGATGGGGCCCGATGAGCACCCGGATGATTCCTTTGCTTGGTTATATAAGCTACTCATTGCTAAGAGGAAGGAACAACTTTCTATCTTACTTTGAGCTACAAAATCTGTAATAGCTTTGTAATACCTCTTTTGTGAAATATATTGTGAGAATTCCGCAATCATCTAGTTTTATCCATTTTCTAGGTGATTCTCACCGATCCTTACCTTCATTTCTTT